ACGTTTTTCCAATCGAATGCCATTTTCTTTCTCTTTATGGTTATGAAGTGGCGGCGGTAGGAATGCGAATTAAAAACCAAGCGCGTTGCTTACCGGCGGTCGGGAATGAGCTAATTGTTGTTACAGTAAATCCAGTGGTTGTTTTACTTGTTATGTAGCAATGAAAACCACCACTCCATTGGGTCAGTCCTTCAGATAAAATAATCTCGTAATTAGTATCGGGTTCACTCGCTCCAAAAACTACGGCATTTGAATTATTCGTTCCACCCGGCCAAGTCGCTAATCCATGAAAATTCTTTGAGGCAGTTGTTGTTGTTGATAATCGATTAACATTGACCAAACCAAGTGAGGAACCATTAAACGTTACATGATCAAAACGCTCTGGTCCGGTCGATAATAGGTTTTCTGCGACTAGTGAAGTGACATCCGCACCGGGCGTGCTTAATTCCGATGTAACGCAAGCACCAATTCTGTTGTTAGAAACGATAGCTTTTGTCGCTCCACCAACACCTACGCCCAACACATAAATTCCGCGAAGTGAAACGTTGTTTGTAATTAAGTTATTGTTCGTAATTAATGTTTCATCTGTTGAACCTATATGTATACCAGTATCGACAGGCTCAATGATTATATTATTGGTTACATTTGTTCCGTTTGATGCAGGATCACCACCTGTTAGCCGGTCAACGGTAATTGCATTATCTTCTATTTTATCAAGGATATTATTAGAAATAATTGTGTTATCACTGGTTTTTACGGCAATACCTGTACCAGTTGAAACAACAGCTTGATTGCTTATATAATTGTCAGTAATAATGACATCAAATGCTATAGTTGTTACTTTAGCAACTTCTATACCTTCGGTTGTAAATCCAGTAATATTATTCCCTGAAATTATGACATCTGAGGCTTGTAAAACTCTGATTCCGTGGGTTGCACCCGACATAATATTATTCTGAATTGACGCTCCACTTGCATCGACTCGAACACTGACATTTGCTAGTGTATTACCCTCAAAATGATTGCTTTGTATTTGAGTATTGACAGCATTAGCACTTGTCACTTGTATGCCTTCAGACCCATTCTGAATATGCGTATCAAAAATATCGACATCGCCTACCGTTACAGTCGCGCCTATTCCTTCGATGGTTTGACCAGCATTATTAACGTCAATGGTAATATCGCGCATCGTTGAACCATCAGAACCCACGCCAAATGTTATGAAATCCGCATCTGAGTTTGCGGCCATTTTTAATGTGCCAACACCAATAAAATGAATCTTTTTAGTAATCGTATCAGGTTGTATAACGGCAATACCATCAGGTACGAATAATGTCCCGCCTGCCGTTATTGCTGCAATACAATTAGTATATGCGGTATTATCATCCACCCCATCCATTTTAGCGCCATAACGTCGTAAATCGCCTATTGGGAATTCGTAATTGGTTACTCCAGCCTCCGTACCAGGATAGAAACGATAGTGGATTGCACGATCAGCATCCACTCGCTGAATGGATAATGAAACAGTCGTCATTACAGGGTCGAGAACAGCCGCCGCACCTGTACTGTCTTGGATATCAACTAATGATACTGTAGTGTCTCCCGCAAAAGATGACGCGAATATGGTTGCATATCGGTTGTTTCCACCAGATAACCAGACTTTGCGTCCTTTATGGAAATCAGCGGTAACATCTATTCCTGTAATATTAAACGTTGTACCAGAAACATAAACCGCAGTGATACCTGTCAGCCATTGGCCTGATGCACCAGAACCGGCACCCCCAGTATCCGTAACATTATCCACCGTCCAAATTGGTGTTGTAGGCGGATCAGTATCGGTATCGGTTGTATAAACGACTTTATAAGATAAGCCCGGCGTAAAATACACATCAATTGGCGTACCTGCATTACCGGGTTCACCCCTGGCATTTAAGATAATCGGGTTTGGATTGGCAACAGCAAGGCTAGAATCCGTAAAGGTATCTTGTTTCGTCGTTGTACCTGCTATATAAAAAAACAATTGATGGCCAGTGGCCAATATACTATTGGCATCATCAAATGTCGGTCTTACGTATGGCATTAATCCCATAATAATTTCCCATAAAAAAAGGCCACATAAGCGGCCTTTTGTTAGATATGATTTTGAGTGTGTTTAGGGGGTATTGGCTTGCTGTTCTTGGTCGTAGGCTATTGCAGCGGATTTAGCCATTCTTGGCGTTGCTCGGATACCTTTTTCTATCGCCCATTGGCCTAACCGACTTGCCATTTTTGGTGGTAATCCCACTTTCTCTAGTTTTGTAATATCGCTGACTAATTTTGCTAAATCGGGATCATATAATGCTTCTTCAATTAAACGTTCAACATTACCCTGATGTAGTTTATATAAATATTTTGATCCAATATCAACACCAACATAACTTAAACTTGTTTTCCCATATAATGCCGCCCACCGTAATTGCGCAAATGCCGATGGAACGGATGTTCCAATCGCTTCTTGTAATTGATCAATTGATGCTTTATTCGGATTCAATCGCATAATTGTTGAATGACGATTAAGAATATTCATAGCTTCTGCGACATTTTTTAGATTATTGTAATGAGCAGGTTTTAATTGATTGAATATAGGTTTTAACGTTTCTTCATTATCTGTTAGAAATTGCCATGGGTTATTTTGATTCATTATATGATCAGCAAATGTTGACGCTAGACTTTCTTTAGCTTCTTTTGATTTCATTGACCGAAGCAATATTCTCATGGCACTTTTATCGGTTAAAGCATATTCAACAGCCCCATCTATATCATCATAGCCTGCTATTTTTGCATAAGGACTTGCTTTGAATTCGTCATTTGCCTTTTGTTTAATAAATCGTTTATATCTTGTATTCACTTTTTGTTGACGTTTTGCCATATTATCCAACATCGTTTCCGTATGAGAAAATACGGCTTTCGTCGTTGGCACTTTATCCAAGACTTCTTTATAATCTCCCATGAAAGTATCCACGGCGCTTTGAGACAATTTACCTTGTTTAACGGTTTTTTGCGAAAAGGCATCCATTATGCCATCTCTTAATAATAATTGTGCTTCTGGAACATCCTCGTATAATTTATTAAACTGATCCAATCCTTCAGAAGTGCCTTTTTTAAGAATATTCCTACTAACAATTAGTCCTTCAGGTGTGGGTTTATTTCTACCAATACCTAATATTTCTGCCCCTAATCCTTGTTTAAATACATTAGAATATTCTTCACGATAAAATGTATCAACCGCTCCCTTATGCTTGGCAAAATTCCCATACACTGGATCATCAAATTTGGCTAATTTATCATCTAATGTATTTTTAATACCGCCCAAATGAAACAATTTGGTTCCATCATCGACTCTTAAGGCCCGGTTATATTCCCGGCTGATTTCTCTGTAAAGCGAATGAATCTTACGGAAACTGGCGATATTCGCCGTTGGCTTGGAAGTTAAACCTGGAGGTAATTCGACTAATCCAGAAGCACTTTCCGCGCCTTCGCTTAATAGACTTTTAATCTTTTTATAAACACCTGGCACCGTATCAAAGAAATATTGATCATCGGCTTGTATATCGACAACTAATTTTCGGATATCCGAAACATCGTCCATTACTCCCAACTCGTCGGCTGCGTCATACAATTCATCATATTTAGCGTTTTTAGCTTTTCTGACTACTTCCATTTTTTCTTTGGCAATTTTTCTTAATCGTTTTCCACCAGCTTCAGTGGCCTTACGTCCATACGTTTTGGCTAATTCTCTTTGTTGTTGCTCAATTTTCCTAAATTCCATTCGGATGTCGTTTTTTGTGGATTTAAACACCTTTTTTGCAGTAAATTCTTTAATTGCTGGCTCTGGAAATGCTCGACGGTAATAGGCTTGTACTGCATCCACATTAGCTAATTCGTTTTTCATTGCGCGGTTAATGTTTGCTACATTCTTTTGATCCACACTTTGTTGCATTGCTGTCATACCGGGCGAATCAGCGGCTTGAGCGGGACTTGGCTTGAAATTTTCTATTTCTTCCCCTAATTCGAGAGAACGATCAATGTTTTTACTTGAATTTGGGTTTTCACCAATTGCGGCAGCTACTTGTTTTCTGGCACGATTTCGCGCAAATGCACCACCATAATCATCAGCTAATGCTCTTACATCATCAATGCCTCTTGTTTTAAGAACACGCATTAATAACTCTGGTTTTAGACCATGTTTATTTAATAGATTAATAATCCCTGCGCCTCCTGCGGTTGTAAGTGTTCCCATCCCTGCGCCAGATAATTCACCTAAAAAGCGATATTCTTCTCCATAAGCATCGGCAAAGATATCACCTTGCCATTGAGCGCCTAGTCCAGCCATAGTGCTTTCTGTACCTTCCAAAATGGCCGCACGTTTAATTTCTGCCATGGTTGCCTTTGCACCCAACAATTTATTAATCATTGCGCCGCCCATTATGACGGACCCACCCAAGAATTCTGATACTTTTCCGACATATTTTTCTGTTGTTGTTTTACGTTCTTGTGGTTCACGCATTAACAACTTTTCCCAGCCTTCACGAATCATTTTTGAACCACCAATTGGGTCAGCATCCATATCCAAGCCCGGTATTTGATCCATCAGCCAATTTGTTGCATCAACCAAGTATCCAGGTAAAGCGGCCACATCAGCAAAACCTTTTTTCATGCCTTCTGATATTACATTTATATTAAAATCTTCTTGTTGTGCGGGGGCTTCAGGTGTTATTGATGGTTCGCCCTGCATTTCGGCTTGCCCTTTTTCTTTTGCTTTATATCGTTCAAGATAGGCGGCTGCACCACCTGTTGGCGCTGGGGCAATTGATTCGCTTATCGTGGGTTCTGGCGCTGGTTGTCCCGCTTGTTGTGCCTTATATCGCTGTAGATATTCTGCTGCACCCATTACTTACCCCAATCGTAGTTAGGAAAGACTTCTTCGGCTAAATCGATTTTCTCTTGATCGGTTAAATATTTGTTACCCATAATTTCATCGGGTGAATCGTATTTTGCCACCGCATGAGAATCCAATTTATCTTTATTCGCCAGATAGCGAAAATAATCTTTACTATCATCTTTCATTTCATTGTACATAGCTTCAATTTCATCTAATGCCTCTAAAGCCATTTTCTTTTGTTCAGCACTGTAGGTTCCTAATAATGTTTTGCTAAAAAATCCTGCAATACGTTGCTGTAAATTACCGAAGTTATTGTATTGTTTTAATTCTGCTAATGCTCTAACATCTGAATTAGCTACTTTAGATAAAGTGGCTTGTGCCATTTTAGCTGTCAATGGTGAGCCTTTTTCTACCGCTGTTCTTGCTAATGTTATTTGATCCAATGCACCAGAAATTTCTCCCGTTTCTTTGGAGTATTCTTTGCGTAAATCCACAGTGGATTTTTTTTGTGAGCGATAGGATTTTGCTCCCGCTGCTTCTTCAGCTAATCCAATACGTTTTTCACCCTGTTCTAACCGTTCTTGCGCTTGTTTAGCCCTAGTATCAGCTGATTCCTGTAGACGTTGTTCTTTTCTCAACTTAAATGCATCAACGGCTGCTAATGAGGAATAACGATATTTTGCAATATCGGCAATATTAAAATTTTCTCGGTCTACCATTTCATCGACATCAGAATTAGGATAACGTTTATCAAAGATTTCCATTGATCGTTTTAAACCGTCCAAATCTTTTACATCTTTTAATACATGTGATAAAAATTCCGCTTCCTCCTGCGCGGCCTCTCGTTTATTTTCATCGATATTCTGTGTTTGCAGAGATATTTGATTCGCCATTTCTTGGGCTTGCAAATATTCCTGCTGATATCCGCCCGCTTTTAATTTTTCCATCCATTCTTCAGTGGTTTCAGATGATCGACTGATTTCATCCAATTCTTGTTGCTTTCCAAATTTGCGACGTGATTCCTCGATTTCCAGGTTCCGCTTTTCAGCTTGCTGTTCCGCTTGCTGTCGATCAATATCAGTGGCTTGGCGCGTTCGTTCTGCTTGAGCCATTTGCGCCATTCTCAACGGATAACTTTGCCCACCCTTACCCTGTTGTGCAATTAATTCTATGATATCAGCCATTTGTTAATCCCCTTAAAATCCTGCCATGCCGCCACTTAATGCACCCATACCACCAGCATCGGATTGCATATTACTGCCGGTATACGTTGAGCCACCGCCACCACCCCAGCTACCACCACCAAAGCCAGATTGCATAGGGCCACCGCCGCCACCACCACCGCCACCACCACCACCACCTTGATTACCTAGCATTCCAGAACCACTACTGCCCCGTTGAGAACCAAAGTAGTTTTCAACACCACTTGCTGCGGCTTCAGATTGCGCCAAATGGACACTGGCATTGATATCACCCAATCGCATCTCATATTCACCCATTTGCTTACCATAGCCCGTATAGCTACCTGAGAGGTATTGTGAGGCTCGCTCGCCAATAGCCAATTGACCCCCAATATTACCCATATATGCGTTGAGTGTTCCTAAATCAAACCCACGACCCTGTAAGTAATCCTGATAAGCCCCGCGATAATCGGCTGATGCAAAGTTTTCTGCGTAGCGTTTAGCGGCTTTAATCTGAGCGCCAGAGAGGTAAGACTGAGTATTTCCGTCAGCTATTCCAATAGACTTTAAACCTTCTTGCAGACGGAATTCATAAGCGGGTGTTTTTTCATATTCAAAACTTTCGTAAGCAGGTTTTTCCATCATTCTTTCGTAGCGGTCCATGGCGCTACGATAGGTTTCCATGCCTTCCATGCCAAATTCCGCCCATGGGCGTTGCTCGGCTTCTACCCTGCCTTGTGCTTCTTCAGCACGTCGCATCGCATTTTTGGTGCCTTTTTTGGCCTCACGTCCTGCTCGCCAAGCGCCGTATTGTCGAAATACCGTACCTGCAACTGAACCTATTTGTGACCAACTCATAATGTATTACCTTTATGTCGTGACGGTTATTGTCGAAACATTCATAGCAAGATTATTTCCGCTTGCTTGTACAGACATCGTTCCATTTGGTTCTAAAACATGCCCTTCAATATCAAAGCAAGACCATGTTTGTAAATTCGCTATTGTTTTTGTTGGAAGAAATAAGGTTTCAATTATTCCTGATGTATCTATCCATAAATTTACCGTTAAATCCCCACCGGAATTATTGATGAACGTGAGTTTTCTTATTTGGCGTTTTGCTGTAGAAGGCCCAACGATTTGCGTTTTTGCTGTTGGTATCGAAGCATTTGCATAAGCGTAAGTGGGTGCGGAAGCCATAATTTATACCGTTGTTTCGTATTGGACTATTTCAAAATCTACGGATATCGCACCCGTTCCTGTACCAAATCTTCCCATATAACCAATATCTACTGGACCAACAAATGGACCCTGTGGAGCGGCAACGTCAATTGCTAATGAAAAACCTGTTACGCCCACTAATTCTAAACCCGCTTTCATTGCGCTAAATGGGGCTGCGACTATATCTGCGTTATCTCTGGTGAAAAAGATAACATCTGCTGATTTGTTAGAATCTACTGACAAATAGTGGGGATAAACAACAGCGGATTTTCCATTAGGTACAGTATATACACCGCATTGTGTTTGCCCTCTTGGGAACCCTGCCGATGGAATTAATAACCATGTTGGCCCTGCACCGGCTGTTCGTAGCGTCAAATCACCAACATGCGATGGGACCGTTTGTGTGGCATAACTACCAGAATCGGTTACTTTCATTCTAAATGCGCGAGTTAAATTAATAGGTACGCTCACAGCGCCCAAACCATTCATATTTACTGTTTGCGAAACGTAATTCCAACCAGCATCTAATCCCTCGATTGTTACTGTTCTTGCCCCGGCCCCAGCCAATGTGTCGCTTGCACTTGACGAAACAATTTCTAACGCTACCGCTGCGGTTGGTGTTTGATACAAACCACCCCTCGCTATAGGAACAAAGGTTGTTCCTACTGCGTCATTTGTTCCAAATTTATGTACTTCGTCATATTCATCGATTAATCCACGCGTTACGTTAAGCCAAAAACTATCGTTGGGGCTAAAACTCATATGACGTACCACTCATTATCAATGGAAGAATAAATGCATTGGGCTGCTTCATAGTTAGTGATTAGTTTATAGTTTGTTGTTCCGTCGATTGCGCTTGCGCTAATTGTTACAGTACCTAATCCTGTGGCTCGCTTGACTGTCACTTTTTCTTCATTGATAGGATTGGGATTTAAGGTAATCGTGATGTTGGATGTCGCAACGATAATGGAATTACCATAGGTGGTGAAATCTGTTCCCGTTGAAATGAATTGGGTGTCACTGTCAAAAAAAGGTGTTCCCCAAGAATACGTTGCAATACTTTCTTCGGTATCTGACGTTATTGCATCCGTTGGGCCGCCTGTTCTTTCCCACAATTGGTTTAGAAAGATAAACGCTAAATCAGTTAATCTTCCGTCGTCATTGGTAAACTTAATCTGAGAATCAAAAAGATATACTTCAGTCATGATTCTGTATTTCCGCTTGCTTCGGCATCCAATATGACGGTTCTAACAGGATCAGCGATTCGTAGTTTAAAGACACGTTGATAAAACGCGCCTAAATTGTGGAATTTCAATCGAGTAACGTATTCACCAGTTTTACCTAATGTGGCGAATTTCTCCTTTGACCATGTTTTGCCACCGTCATCAGAATACGTGAGCATTGCCTGTGGGTTTTCAGTACCATTACCAACACCACTTTCAATATCGACTTCCAATCTATCCATAAAGACACGTCTTCTATCTCCATGGATAGTAGGCGTTGAGGCTGTTCTAAAAATAGTCTCACCGTTATCGTCATATAACCCTAAACTTGATTGATAAATCTTTCCGTTACGGTAATCACTAACATAATGTTTTTCATTTAAGAAAGCATAAGCCCCACTTAAATGCCGTCCTGTGAGTCCGGTTCGGCGTTGGTGCCATGCTCTGCCAACGTCCCTGATTGATGCATCATAAACCCACGTGGCATTTCCTTCAGGGAATGCCATTACCAAAAAGGAGTGGCCTTCTTCTTCGTAGGAATACGAATAGGCGTCAGCATATGTTGGATAGGAATTAATGGCCGTTTCAATTGCATGAGTTGAAATACGGGTCGCTTTAAACCCTACGCCGTTATAAACAACTCCATCATCACCTAACCAATAAATCGAGTTATCCAATTGAATGGGCGTATGGATTGCCCCACAACCTTTTTCAATCGCGGTTCCTGTGACTTCAGAGAATGGAAAATTTAACTCATCGCCTGTATAGGCCCATATATTGGTTGCGGAAGTACCGAACAGCCAAATATAGGCATGATCCGCCAAACTACTGACGAGTAAATCAGGATTTGTGGTAATTTGACCAAAGTTTAAAGCGTCAAAATGAAGACCGTCATAAGTATTACTGATGAAAAATTGATTCGTACCTTTGCGAATAAAAATAAAACGGGTATTTCGATAAATCACAATGTCGCATGGAAACCATGCTGGGTCAGTGATACGAAGCAGACCCAATGAATCTGAATAAATGTAACCATCTACCCCATTGACCACACATAATTCTTTACCGCTATCCGCAAAACTGACACGACCAGAACCGGCCACTGTGCCTAATGATGTTACAACACCGGCGGCTGATATTTTATAGAGAATGGTATCGGAGACAGCGTATAACTCCCCCAAATATTCATGCATTCCACGAATTGGAAAAGCCCCTAAATTCGCAAATAATTCGGTTCCTGGCGTTGGATACGAAACAATTGATGCTTTGGATGAGTCCGGGTTAATTTCAACATAGTAATTGATAAGCTCTTGAGCATTGGCGTTTAAGGATCGGGTAGCATATGCGCGTTCACCAAAAGGTATCTTCATCGATTAAATTGTGGTTGTAGATAGATTGACGTGTTTTCAGCATCCCAACCCAACACTTCATCAAGAAATGTTTTCGCTTGTGCCGTTATTTGTGAAACCTTATTGGTCGTCACACCATTGCGATGGGCTATTCTTGCTGCTAATCCCCATTCAATAGCTTCTTCCCATTCAACAGGAAAATCCAAATCATCCGTCGTTGATACCATGTCTTCAAAAGGCCGTTGATAAACTAATTCAATGGTCTTACCGGCTGTATTGGCATCGGCAGTATTAAAGATATAAAGAACCCCTAAATTGTCTTGAGGATCGTAATAGATTTCATTGGGAATACCTTCAGATGTCTTATCGCCCAAATTCCAATATTCTTCTCTTGATATGATTTCCAAAGGGCTATCATTGGACGTGGTTTCTCGATACCACGCATCCGTAATCATTAAAGGACGTTCTGTTAATCCTGTCCCACCAGGACCGCACGTATAGCTTTGCGTGCCTTGAGTTAAGGTAATGGTTCCCCGTTTAAGTGCAAACAATTCTAAACCATGCTTTATGAATCCTTTCAGCATTTGGTTTAATACTTTCTGTGCGGAGCGCAATTGTTGGTCTGATAGTGGTTCGCTGGGGTCAATCACACGACATGTTTCATAGGCACCCGTGATAATATCCAGCATATTCGAACGAAACGTGGTTACACCTGAAGTCGCCATTTACTTAGCCCCTTCTAATGCTTCAATTCGCGTTAATAATTGATCGATATGAGCGGCTTGTAATTCGACGGTTTCCCATAACTTTTGAACCATCTTGCCGGTTGGTAATGGACCATCTTCAATCCATTCCTCTTTAGAAGGCATTGTTGGTAAATGTTTCTTGGTTTTCCAAAAGTCGGTAAACTTGGTTACATCGATACGATTATCGATGTCATCAACAAATCGTCTTGCCGGTTCATGGAATGTTTTTAATTCTTCTTTATTGGGTACAAATCCATCCCATTCAGATAAATCGATTTTGCCGTCAACGATGTAATGAGGTACATAACACGTGAGTAATACACCATCATCATAAACAGCGGTTGCATTGAATGTTCCTGATCCTTGAGAACCACCTGTGGCACCAACCATGAATGCGCCTTGGTCGGAAGCTATCGTCATTGCTGTAGACGATGCACCAGATAAGAAATTTATACTTGCACCAGCTTTAGATGTACCTGCGCTTAATACACCACCGTTATAATTCCATTGTAATAAAGCACCTAAATTATCAGTTGGTGAACCGAAATAAATGCTAGAATTAGCGGCATCTGGCGCTAGAATTGATATTCCTGAATTAGCGGAATTTTCTGCAATTATTTCATTGGCGTCAATATGCGCTGTTACCGTTCCCGCCGATCCTGTATGGACATGACATTTTCCATCGGAGGTTCCAATACCTACGCCTAAATTCTGTGACGCATCAAGTGTCATTCCCAAGACATCATTACCTGAATAGAAGTCTAATTTCGCATTAGCCGTAGCGGTTCCCAATGATGCTGCTAAACCACTGTAATTCCAATTATAATAAGCGGCGAATTCATCTGAGGGTGAACCAATAGCAATAACGCCAGTACTAGCGTCAGGCGTTAACACGCTAATACCACCATTAGTGCTGTTTTCAACAATTAAATCGTCTGCTAGGTTATTTGCTGTTACAGCTCCAGCTGTTGCTGTATGGACGTGTAATGTGCCGTCGGGATTTGTTAAATCACCAATACAGACTTCTTGATTAAACGCTATTCTTATCGCTGTTACATTACCTGATTTTAATTCTAAACTTGAGCTAGGTGCAGAGGCACCAATTGAGGCTAAATTTGCTGTTGGATTCCATGTATAAAAGGCACCAAAATTCGCGCTTGGCGATCCAAAATATAGATTAGATGAATTTGCATTAGGTGAAAGGATGCTAATGCCAGTGTTTGCGCTATTCTCGACAATCAATTCATCTGCTGAAGCACTCGCGGTAACTGTTCCTGCTGTGGCTGTCTGAACGTGCATCGTTCCATCGGGTATGGTATTTATTCCTAACGGTCCATTCACTCGATGCGCATCGTCAACAACAATCACTTCTTGATAACCCGATGTCATGACACGATTGCTCGTACCATCTCCCGAAATTGCTACAAATAACCCATTTCCATAAACAACATCATTCCATGTATTAGCCGCCGCACCAGTACGGATTGTCCAGTTAATTCCGTCTGGTGATGTCATTACATTGTCGGTTCCCCCACCAGCAGTGTCCCGACCAACAGCAACGAATACACCATTACCCCAAGTAACATTATTCCACTCGGTATTAAGGCTTGTTACACGGATTGTCCAGGTAATGCCGTCAGGTGATGACATCACACCGTAATCAACGTCAATTGATGATACGGCTACAAACATACCATTGCCGTAAACAATCCCGTTCCATGAATTATCGGCAGCACTGGTGCGACTCGTCCATGTAACAGCGTCGGGTGATGTCATAACTCGATCACCTGTTCCTGTCTCGCCAACAGCGACGTATAATCCATTGCCATAGGTTACGGCATTCCATACCCTGGCAACCGGAAGCGTTTGTCCCGTCCAGGTAATACCGTCTGGTGATGACATGCAACCGCTAGTTGTGTTCTGACTCGAAACTGCGACAAATAATCCATTACCATAAACGATTGAAGACCATGACGAGCTTAAGGGGGGTGTACGCAGTGTCCAAGTAATACCATCATATGATGTCATGACTCGCGTGCCGCCAACATTAGCAACCACGACAAATACTCCATCACCATACGCCACGCTTTGCCAACTAACATCGGCGGCGCTGGTTCTTATTGTCCAATTAACGCCATCTGGAGATGTCATTACGCGATTGCCGGTTCCCGTTTGAGCTATGGCAACAAATAAACCATTTCCGTAAGTGACAGATTTCCAATTATTATCAACCGGATTGGTTTGGCTTGTCCACGATACCCCTAATATCTCATCTGTAGCTTCAATCGTTATTACTCGACTATTCAAATCGGTAAAATTACCATCCAATTCACTATGGGTTAATGGACTATCTTTTACATTTCGTAATACAATTGTCATGGGTATGTATATCCTTCATCCATATATAATGAACCACCGATTGCGGTATCATCTAATTCGACATAAGGTGGAAGTACAACAAATTCATCTTCTGATTCTGGCCGGGTCCATTCAACTGATTGAGTATCTTTAATACCGCGTCGTCTTTCTTGGGGATGGCGCATTTCAAAATCTTTACGGCAAACGTATACCCCGTCCCAACGTCTTAAACCTTCAGAGGCTTTGTATTTGAATCCGCAGACATCGCAGATGAAATTCCAATCGCCGTGTTTGTAAAAGTCAGCCTGGCCCATTTAATATCCCACTAATATTTTTAGTAATTGAATATTTTTCTGCTTATTTGTTCATATCCTAATTCTGTTAAATGTTCTGGACCGCCGCCGTCATACCAGCCGCTACTTGTCATTTCATTGAAATTTGTTAGTGTAGAGATGTCTACGCTATCAATGTTAGGTACTGTTGCCGCATAGACTTCCATCGCTAGTCTATAAGATATTAATTCTGCGTCGTCTGGATCGCTTATAGGGTGACTTGGTACAACCATCCAATATATTCCACCATCGGAATAATTAGCATTCCAAACTGATTCAACTCTTGAGACTAATGCTTTGAAATTGTCCACATAGGCTTCTGCGCTATCTGGGTCTATTATTGCGTCGGGTCCAAGAGATGGCGTTGATGTTTCATTGCGGTCATTTATACCTGCATTGACCATCATGACTATTTTAGGACTATAGCCCGCTGATTCCTGAAGTCTTCTTGCTTCTGATAAATTCAATAATATGGAATTGTCGTGGGCCGCTATAAATGCCGCCGCCATATCGTACATACTTGTACCCCCTAATGAATACATGCTTGTATACGATATCCCGAACGTCCTTGCTTCTATTTCTCCGCGCCAAAAATAACTTAAATAAGGGGCAGTTACCGTTGTTCCGACATGACCAAATCTACAGGCAATTTGATCCGGTCTTGGTCCTACCCCAGAATTTAATGACGTAAAGGCAACTTCTTCTACACCTGTATTCGTACTAATCGGTGAACCAGTGACATAATTTGTCCAAGGTGATTTTTCTAAACGAATCCCTGGCGTAAAAGAACCTGCGCCCGCATCAAACGTTCCATAGCAATAATGAATTTTAAAATCTTCATTTAATACATTGAAAGGGTCTTCGGTTGAAGGCGTTGTAAGAAATAAACCAAACCCTTGGACAAAAGTGGCTGCTGCTAAATAAGAATAATTTTGGGGAAATAAATTACCATCCATATAATTATCAAGCACTGTCGGCGCACCTGTTTCTGCTGCTGCTGCATCTCGATCACCTCCTGCTGCATAATAACCTAGCGCCTGTCCCGCACCGCCACTCTCGCCTGTGGTTAATATTCCGGTCGCATATAATCCGAATGTCTTCGATAATGCAAATTGCATCCCATGATCCCACCCAATACCACCAAACGCTTGATTCGAGTCACCAATTGCCAATATATCAATACGTCGTTCGTGTGCTTCTTCCAGTACTCTACCGACTGTACTCGTCATAAATGTACTAGAGTTTATTATTGATGGCCCATTTAATTGCCTTGGATGGAAAGGACCATAAATGCTTTGCAAACCACCAATATCTATATCGAAACCTGGAAACGGATTTCCATTAGCTGATTGTTTTAAATTATTAGTGATTTTACCAATATTCAATAAGGCTGAATCGCTTGATAATTCGTAATTATTATTTGCTCGATCCTCAAGATTGGTATCTGCCCAGGTTTGTAAATTAGCATTCGTAAAACCCGACGTTGCCGCCGCCCCACCTTCAACACTGCAAAAATCTGTGTTATAAGTTGTGGCTCCTGCTCCATCTCCAAAGATTTCTTCATTTGCCACGCCACCATTCCCAATAATACAATTGTCCATTTGAACAGTGAGCGAATAAGTAAGATTCTCATTATTGAAACGGCAACCATCTACATTGCCTGCACTAGCCGTATTATCAACGAATGTGCATCCCGCTAACGTAATGGTCTTATTTCGTGTTGATGTTGTGACGTGATTATGGCCATAGAAGGCTTGGCCTTTCTGACTTGCTGTAGCACCTGCTCTGCGAGTAGTACCATATACAAGCAATCCATAACCCGTGAAATCTCCATAACCACCTGTATAAATTGCCCCATGTTTACAAGTACAATTAGCGGCCACCACATTTTCTAAAGTGCCTTCTGCTCCATCTGAGGCATAATAGGCGGGTCCAAAATCCCCTGTGCATCGGGTCACACTGACATTTTTATACGTACCTGTAGCATTCACTGTTGTGGCTAGAAAAATACCGCCAGTTGAATTGTCTCCTGTGCTGGGTGTACTTATACAATCCGTTGCAACAACATCTTCCACCTCATATGTAAATGCCGCATAACACAGAATAGCCCCGGCTGTACCACCCGTCCAAGTGCATCCCGATATATCGACATTGTAAATTTTAACGTCCACACTCGCGATACATTGAATAAAAGAACGGTGCGCGTTTGTTGCCGTTTGAATGGATGTCACATTGGAAATACTGATTCGACTCGTTGTATCACCAAATTGTATATCGGCCCCATCTGCCCAAATGAATGCGCGATGGGTCGCTCCATCATACGAACCGTGTATTCTGTTGAATGTACAACCACCAATAAATCGAACGGTGCCTGTTCGAAATCGTCCAATCACCACCCCACCCGTACCACCGGATAAACGGATATTTGAAAAATCACATGCATTAAAGGTAAACACTCTGCTAGTGCTTACGGCACCATAAGCAATTAATCCCAAGTCATTGCTACCCGATGGCAATGTGCATGTAATATCATCAAATTTACAATTATTGTATGTTACATCCGTCATTGCACTTGAGGCTTGAAACATTACATACTGCCCAGTAACGGCTGTCGTGCGTTTGAATGTAATATTATTTAAAACAAGTGTTGATGAGGCTACGGCAGTATTCATATTAACGCCATTTGATGTAGTCATCTGAAAATCTACAATACAATTCGCCGCATTACTCCCTCGGCTTGACCATGTTTTCGCATTATCAAACTTAATACCTGTTAATATCGACGTGATAACAAACGTATCATCATCAAGGATCATTTCATCGCCATCGGTTAAAGCAGCCGACCCTGTTTCTAATGAGGCATAACAATTTGCATTCGTCCAATCATCAGGGGTTGAAGCGCCTGTTGTTTTGGTTCCGCTATTTTTTACGTGGAAAACTGCCATTATCTAATTACCCCATTTAACTGCCTTGGGTGGAATGGGCCATAGATAGATTGCGAACCTCCAATATCAATACTAAACGCGGCGAATGGTTCTCCGATAAAACTTACTGCTTTTGCGGTTAAGCCTGCATTCGGAGAAACACCAACACCAGTAGCACCTTTTTTTAAGGTGTAATCAGAATTAAATACATCTTCTTCGGAATCGACTTCTACGCCGTTTGTTTCTCTTGCGGCAAGCCATAATGCGACTGTTGAATAAGTAGTCGCTTGATACGTAAAGACCGTAGCTGGTAATGTTCCAGTAATTAAATAATGGTTGTAATCAAATGTTGCTGTTTGATTCGTGTTGATAGTGATTAATTGATTTAATGCATTTGCTTCGGCATAAATATAATTGTTATCGAATTCTGCACCTGTGGTGTTTGTAGCACCATCGATTGCCGCGCCAAAAGCCACTGCATCTGTATCTGAATCAATTATCGCGGTATTGTTATAAAAATCGTCATTTGTCCCGCCCTTGTTGTAATACATAACATTACTTGATCCACCAAGCCCGCACTGTTTAACGAGATTTCCCGCTACTTTCGTCGTTGCTGAAAGTTTCGCCATAATTCCGATATCGACAAAACTTGCCGTATTTCCATACATTTCACAACTGTCATTTTCGACAATAAAAATGCCATGTAAATTATTTGATACGCCTGTCGCGTCACCGATAGCAGTACAATTTATTATTTCTGAATTATCGGATACGTTGGCCTGTCGTGCGCCACCATCACCACCCACCGTAATACAACCACCCGCACCCGTTGTTGCGTCCCAACCATATGCCCTTACCGTCGAGTTGTGAATTTTTTGTCGCTCTGCTGTTAACCCAGCATCATTACCAAACAAACGTATCCCGTTAATGCTCCACGTTGCACCGCTCGCCGCCTGTGTGAATGTTAAATCGCAACCTTCCACTAATGCGTCAGGGCAATTAGCAATGAAAATGCCATACATCAGACTATCTACTGCAACATCTGTTGAGTTAATGCTTATATTCGCTGTAACGTTTTTAACTTCAGCTTGAACACCGGCTACAGAGGCATCCCAATAGATTACTCCACTACCGTTAGTGGCCCATTTTGAATGATTTATCGTGGCACCGTCTATTGTGAGTTTGCCTGCCGCGTGGGTTGGAGAATAGACCATTCCACGACTCGTTATTCTGTTTATTGTATAGCTGCAATCATTAAAGGTTATATTGGCTAATCCATTTGCGCCTACATTAATGCCATAAAACACCATATTTCTGAATTCGCATCTTGTCGCCGTTATAGATGGAGCCGTACCCGTACCCCCTAATGTCCATATTCCATAATTTCCATCATCCCCACCTTCCGCCGTCGATAATCTTCCTAAAATTAAATCTCGCCATTCGACCGACTTGCTGCTATCCCAGCCCGTCGCGTTATTCATTCGTACTGTGGAAGTCGCTACACCCGCTATGATTGTTACTTCACCAGCATTTTCCGGTCTAACTAAACATGAATCAAACCCTGGATTCGCTGGCCATATCCAATATTGATTAGCCGCATCGATATCTGCACCAATATAATTACCGTCATTTATGATGATAGTGATTGCGCCACTAGTGGCGTAAGCTGCATCGCTAGCTGCATCTAGGGTTAGGAATGCGTCAGTTTTTGATTCGCCACCATTCCCATCATTACCAATGAAATATCCATTATCTGTTGATTTGCTCACATAGTAGGTTTCATCGGCCATTGTTATACACCTTGCGTAACCATGATGATTTGGACTTGTGCTGAAACGCCGTCTACTAAGGCAAAATGGGTCGCATTAGCGGGTATACTTAACGTTACAGGTATCGCCACACCACCAGCGGTACTATCCCCTGAAGGAATAATGATTCCGGTTGTTCCAACAGCCGCAGCGATATTAAGATTGGCAATCGCATTTGCAGCTGATGTACCAAACGCCAACACCGCGAATTCTTCCAATCCGGTAACTTCCAAACTCTGCAACAATAATTTAGACGCACCTGAAGCAATCGCCGTCGCTACGCCTGTCGCGGTTGTCGTAATTTTTCCGGTATAACTGGAAGGTACAAAATCACTATTGGATTTCATCCCCCCGCTCATCACATTGATTGGGGTTGTTTGTGCCTTGCCTGTATCATTCTGTAAGACATCGTAAACGTCTTTACCATGGACAATTGTGTTTGTTCCCATAACAATCCCCTTATGACGTTACGACTTCATCATAGATAATGATGATATCGAATACGGCTGTATCAGAACCGGCAGAGCAGGTATATGTCACTGGGTCGCCACCTGCCGTAATACAAGAACGTCTAGCATTGGCCACATCTGCACCTGTGCCGGTTTCTTCAAACAATAGAGCGCCTAATGTTATTGCACCATCGGCCAAATCACCCATAACAAGCCCCAATGTAGCGATTGAAGCTGCCGCCAAGAATCCATTGGGATCATTCGAAGTACCTGCCGTACCTACGTCTACCGTTTCGGTAGCATCGATGGCGATAATGTTTAAATACACATCATGAACAATTGCATTTGTTGGTAGAGTAAACCCCGTTGTTGTTTCTGCTGTTTGCGCATCACAGCGTATTGTTGCTGTTCGTCTTACCAATTTTGTCGCGGCTGCACTTGCAGAATCATAGGTTGCACCGCCTTTATACCCTTTTTTTGTTGCCACACCAGTTGGAAAATTAGTACCACTCATAATATGCTCCTGAGCATCCCGTTAAGGACAGTTTAATTTTGGAATAAAAAGAACGCCTCGGAGGAGTTTGAGGCGCTAAGAGAGATAAAACTTAAGCAGGACCAGAACCGTAGATAGCCCTTGGATCACCTGTTGTTACACTGAAACGAACAGTAGATTTCGCTTTGGCGTTATCCGTATTAAAATCGTTGTCCTGCGTGAAATCCACTGCACGACGGGCGAAATAACACATACCAGAAGATGGTACGTTGGTTCGGATAAACCAATTGTTTGCATCAGTGAAGTAATGGTTAACCTTAATACCACCCGGCAATGCATTGGTTGCCTTGAGCACATTAGAGGCATTATTGGCTGTATCGTTTTGAAGAATAGACTTCATAATACGATTGGCCTCAAACCATAGTTGACGTGGAACATGCAAGGATTGACCCATCAGCGAGATTTTTAAGCCTCGATCATTGGTTGCACCCATTATTTGTATCAGCAAATCTTCAATAGACGTTTCTGATAATGCCGCAGGGACAGCCAATGCATTGGACCATGTGCCACCCGTTGAATTGGGATGATCCACTACAATGAGTGCCGATCCGTCGCCGTAGGTATAAGAAGCATTAAAAGCCCGGTTATACACATTCGCGCAGACATTCTCTTGAGTCTGTCTCATTGAGAAGGCCAATGATTCGGCACGCCTCATAGACACATCCTCATACAGATTGTCGTCCATTTCTTCGCGGGTAACGATATAACCCAAACCGTAAACGATATGGGTTGCCCGTGTTAAATAACCCTGTTGGTGCGAATCATAAATAACCGCACCGCCTTGTGATTTAATGGGAGCCAATCCAAAAGAAGTACTTTGGACCAATTCTTCATACGCTTTATTCGAATCTTTCTTATCGAATAAATCGAAACATTCCATAGGATGTTCACTGTATTTAAGACCCCAAAAATCATATACCCCAGGCCATAACGCCTTGGGATGGTTGCCTGTTGTAATAATAGCCATTTGATTTCTCCTTTAAAGACCAAGTACGCCGACTGAGCCATATTGATGAACGTTAAAGGAACATAACCATTTC